GGCAAGGATGTAGCAACAGCACTTGGATATGGAGAAGGAAAATCAATCCCTAATGCCATTGCAAACCATGTCGATGAAACAGACAAAGGGGTCACTGAAATGATGACCCCCGGTGGAAAGCAGAATGTAATCATTATTAACGAATCCGGACTATATGCTTTGATCTTTGGTAGCAAACTTAAATCCGCAAAAAGGTTCAAACGGTGGGTTACATCTGAAGTCCTACCGACTATCCGCAGAACTGGTTCTTACAGCATTAACGAGCGTAAACCTGACTCCTACATGATTGAAGACCCAGTTGAGAGAGCAAAACGCTGGATTGAAGAACAAGAAGAAAAACAAAAACTCATTGAAACTGTTCAAGAGCAAACACCAAAGGCTGAATATTTTGACTCTCTGGTTGACAACAATCTTCTCACAAACTTCCGAGATACAGCTAAAGAATTAGGGTATAGCCAAACAGAGTTTACTGGATGGTTAATTGCTAAGGGTTATGTTTACAAAGATTCTAAGGGCATTTTAAAGCCTTACGAGACATACCGTAAGCAAGGATTGTTCCAGATGAAAGATTTTAAAAATCCATATAACCACTTTGCTGGGACTCGAACTTTCGTGACAGTGAAAGGTAAAAACACCTTTAGACTTCTGATGCAGGTTCCAGACTAATGAAAATATCAACCAAAGAAATAACCGATGAATGTCAACATTGCGGTGACATACTGGTTTGCCAGTTGTGCCGCGAAGGACACGGAATCAATCGTGAACGAATAAACGTTACCCAAATGGTTACATGCCAAATAGAGCACAAGAACAGGAGGTTATCTAATGAGAATCATTTCACAATGTAAAACCAAATCTGTTGAGTTTTGTAACGTTACTTTGCTGAGACGTGATGAAACTATCTTTGCAAGGACTGCAAACCAAGACATGGTACTTGCAGAGTACAAGACTCCAGCCAGAGCAGCCGAGGTATTTGAGGAATTAAATATTTCTGCTTCTAACTTTTCAGCATATATCTACTACATGCCGGAGGAATAAGCAATGGAAAGAAAATTAGTTTTAGTTAAATTTATTGACGGCACAAGTGAAACAATAGAAGCTTATTATAATCCGCAAGACGGATACTATGGCTATCTAACCAAAAAAGAATTGTTTTACGTATCCTGTGCTTCCACCTTCTCGCAAGCTCTCTTTCCTCGTGAATTTGTCAAAGCAGTATCCCTTTTGGATGAATAGGAGGAGTAATGGCAAATACAAAATTTGAAAATGCAACAACATGGTTACAAGGTGTTATTTCTGGATATCAAAAGCAGATCAATGATTTCTCAGCTGTGCCTAATCCAGATACAAATAAAATAAAAGCATGTAAAGAGCGTCAAGAGCTTTGCCAGTACATTTTGGACTTTATGATTAAGGCTAAGCAGCAGAATGATGTAATGGCTGCTAATTCAAGTTCTCAAAATACCGCTGTAAAGCCACAGAATGCCACACAATCAATTTCAGCTCATTCGATGGCAAATACTATGGGTAAAGAACAACTAGAGCAATTAGAGCTTGTTTTGGGGCTTGATGCTACAATCAGCTTTTGCAGAGCTGCTTTAATCTTGGAACTTCCAGAACTCGGATCAAAAGAGGCGCTTATTGGAACACTTAAAGATTTTGCCGTAAAGCGAAGCTAGGAGGATGCCTTATGAAAGTTTTTGTTTTAACTTTTGACTGCTATTTTGACTCCTATGGTTCTTTACTCGAATTGATTGGTGTTTTTCAGTCCAAAGATAAAGTAAAAGCCGCTATTGAGCAAACAAAAGCTAAATATAGAAAAACCATAAATGAATATCGCGACCATGCTAGATGCTACGATGGAATGAGTGATTCTGAAATTGAAAAAGAAATCAATAAACACTTTATCGTTAAGTCTGTCGAGGTTGACAAGGTGGTTAACCAAAATTTAGGAGGATACGCGGAATGATAAAAATTCTGAGACCTGGTACATTACAACAAATTGATTGCTCGCATTGCGGTGCACTTTTAAGTTATGATGAGGCAACTGATGTCCAAGAAAGCACATTACCATCTCGCGAATTGTTACTAGATACTAAGGACTGTTCATTGCCAGAACCTATTCGAGGAAAAGAGTATTACATCATCTGTCCACAATGTAATAACAAGATTATTTTGTCGGCAACTCGATAAGAAAGGAGCATCTATGAACGATATAGACAAACGCATTTCTGCACTAATCAAGCTTAGCAAGTCTTTTGGAATTGATGCCAAGACTATTCCATCACGTTTTGATTTTGACTACATAGTTGTTACTTTCGAGAAAAAAACATGCGATGGTACTCTGTGGCGCTTTAACTATAGTTTTGAGCTTTGGCTACTGAAAGACCTTGACACTTTCCGACTTCAAGAATATTTCAAATATGCATTTTTCGATAAAATTTTAGGATCTTTTATCGAACGTGAAAAAGAAGTGTTCAACATAGAGGAGCTTTTATGATTAAATTAGAACATGCTGTATTACCAAGCCCAGAACAAATAGAATTTGCTATTGAAGGTCTTCGAAATTCCTTCAATTCATGGTTTAAAAGTGATAGCCATTGGGGCTGCCTTCACCTCGGTGAAGAACGTGATTGCGATACCTGTGATAGCATCCAACCAGATAAATGCACATGGACTCCACAATTTATAGTCGGTAAAGAAGATATGGCACTTATGCGACGTTTATCTTCATACGGCTCCGATCATCGCAAATTTATGCGTATGCTTCCGGTATGCATCAGAATTACAGCACCACTTTATTGGTGGAAAGAAGCAGACACGTATTCTGTAGGTACTTCAAAAAATAGCTGTAGCACCATGCATCGAATTGATGCCAAAGAATTTACATTAGATGATTTCTCAGCAGAACATCTTATTGGCTTTGAAAGCGCTGAATCTGATTTCCCAATATTTCACGGGGCAGAGCATTCACCAATCGGCCTGTTGAATCAGACAATCCGTGTGCTTAATTTTTACAGGCAAAAATATCTTGCTACCAAGGAAAAGAAGTATTGGTGGCAACTAATTCAACTGCTACCTGATTCTTATAATCAGACCAGGAACGTAACGCTTAACTATGAAGTCCTTGCAAACATCTATAAAGCACGCCGTAACCATAAACTGGACGAATGGCAAGATTTTTGCAGCTGGATTGAAACATTGCCGTATAGTGATCTTATCACTGGAAAGGAACCAAAATGACATTTAATGAATATCAGCGCGGTGTAATGAGAACCGCATCAGACGTAACAAAAGCAACAAAGGAAAACATGCTTATGAATGGTATCCTCGGTACTGCCGGTGAAGCAGGTGAGCTTGTTGATCTTCTCAAAAAGCAGATTTTTCAGGGGCATCCATTTGATAGAGAGCATCTTATCAAGGAGTGTGGCGATGTGCTGTATTATCTGGCACTTACTGCTGAGGCACTTGATACCACCCTTGAGAATATTGCAATCAAAAACAACAAGAAACTTTGGGAACGCTATCCTGATGGCTTTAAGGCCGAAAATTCACTTCATAGAAAGGAAGGGGATATTTAATGTTTGTTCTTATTCTCCGAGTTCTGGCATCTCTTTTCAACATATTTATGCTGACCTCTATTATAGGGTGGCTGAATGAGAAAAGATCCAGAGAAAGACTCGTCAGTGCTGTAGTGCTTTCTACGTGTTTTATCATGAATCTTGTCTTGACAGCCAGTGGTCTGTGAGGATAAGATCACGCTGGGGCTATCGCCAAATGGTAAGGCATAGGATTTTGATTCCTGCACTGTTGGTTCGATTCCAACTAGCCCTGTTGCGCCATTAGCTCAGCTGGGAGAGCACTTGACTTTTAATCAAGGCGTCGTGGGTTCAAGTCCCATATGGCGCATACGGACCTTTAGCTCAATAGGTTAGGGCAGCTGCCTCATAAGCAGCCGGGTCTGGGTTCGAGTCCCAGAGGGTCCATATGCAGTTTGTAAACAATGTGGTTTTTTCTTTGTGAAATCCCTTTCTCTTTTCCCACAAAGTAGCAACTGCAACTTCCCGTGAGAATCAACCTGCGGACAAGTCAGCCGCAACCGTATAGGCGGTCTTTGGGTAGATGTGCAGAATTGGTATTGCAGCAGACTGTAAATCTGTCGTCTTCGGACATGTAGGTTCAAGTCCTACTCTACCCACTTTTGCCGCGATGCCACAATGGTACTGGGCTAGTCTTGAAAACTAGTGATCTGTAAAAGGACTGAGGGTTCGAATCCTTCTCGCGGCGCTTATCAGCAAACTAGGGTAGCTCCCGAAAAGCACATCCGCAGTGCCTGTTTGCTGGTTTGATTATGCGGAAAGCACATCATAGGAGTGCACCAATATCAAGCGGAGGTATTAAAATGAATTTTAAAGAGTTATTTGTAGACAAAAGTAACCTACTTATCGTAAATACAAAATTAGCTGTTATTTTAGGTGATTTAAACCAAGCAATTGTGCTCAACCAACTTAATTACTGGCTTGAGATCAATAAAGCAGCGAATAAACATTTTATTGAGGGGAAATATTGGGTTTATAATTCTTATAACGAGTGGAAAAACAATAATTTCCCATACTGGAGTGAAAAAACAATTCAGCGAGTCTTTTTAAAATTAGAAAGTCGTGGAATTGTTTTGTCAGCCAACTTTAATAATAAATCTTTTGACAAAACAAAATGGTACACTATTGATTTTGAAATGTTAAACAAAATTATAAGTGAATATTCTGAGCCTATGTCAAGACAAAATGTCTCTGCGATGAGGACAGAATGTCCTGACGATAAGGACGAAGAGTCCAAACCAATACCAGAGAATACTACCAGAGAATACAATACAGAAAATACTGTTAAAGAACATGCTCTATTATCAACTAAAGTTGACAATAGAGATAAATACATGGTTTCGCGCACTAAAAGTGCTCAAAACTCAGGTGGCAAGCCCCAAAAGAAAGAACCTACTGTTGATCCAGATGATTTTATCAAATCTAAGGAGCCAGTTCTTAAAGATGAGCTTCACAGACTGTATTCAAACAATCCTAGAAACATCTTTACTACAGAGCAACAGGAAAATGACTGGGTTGACAAGGAATATAACAGCCTGACTGCTATTATTTTTGAGTTTAACCACCAATATAAAGCGTCTACAGGCTTTGACGCTAAGAATCTATCAGACGAGAGCCTTAAACGAGTTGCAAGGAACTATATCAAGTCACAAGAATCCTTGAAGGATGACTATGATGACCTTCAAAGCAATAAGGTTTTGATTGAAGAGTATCTAAAAACTGATTACGGCAGCAAACATGGAGTGATTGTAAAGAGTTTATCTCACTACATGTCTGGCAGCATCCGAGAAATGCTGTTTTATAAACACTTGTATTAACTTGCTAGCTATATACACGTACATTATGCTAGCTATATATATGTACGTTGACACAAGTATACACGTACACTGGAGGTGCAAATGCAGAATATAGAAATCAACTTTGGGGTTCGTCCATGTATTGTAACTCAAAACGGCAAAGAAAAGAAAGCGTTATTCCATATGTGGGAAAATTTTGCAAAGCCTGTTGCAGCGGATTTGTACATTGGCGGTTGTCCAGAGGGACAAATGAGCATGATATTTGGGCTTGTAGAGTATGATGATGGCACGATGGGCGAGGTAAATCCGAGCCAGATTCGATTCGTTGACAATAAGATCAAAGACTATGCTTTTGAGGAGGGCTGATTCATGGTGAAATATAGACCACACAGAGGAGCATTATGCGACGCAATGGCAGAAATGAGAATCTTTGATTCTGTCGAAGATATGTTCTACTACATTGTCGAAGACTGGAAAGCCTACGGAAATCCATTCAATGTCGGAGATTTAACCATAACCTGCGATGAAGGAAAAGACGAGCGCATTAACTGGAAGGAAGGCAGATATGTCTGCACCAGGCGAATGCGAGAAAAGATTTTTGACACACCACAGTGTATTGGAATGTGTTCGATTGAATTGTAGAACGGAGATAATAACATGATGAATCCAAAAAATAGTATAACGATACTCGGATGTGAGTATCAGATTACAGTAGTTCAACACGATCAGTATAAAACGTGTGAGGGTTGTGATGGATGGACTGACCCATATAGTAAAAAAATCTTCATCATCGACCAGACTACCAGCCCAGACTGTGATCCAATCGCAATTGACCCAGCAGGACGAATGAAACAAGTTCTTAGGCATGAAATTGTACACGCTTTCCTTAACGAGTCTGGACTTGTCTACAACTCAAATTTTTCGATGCAGGGATGGGCAGTGAATGAAGAGATGATTGATTGGATTGCATGGAATGGTGAGAAACTGTATAAGGCGTGGAAGGAGAATACAATATGTAATTAAA